AATAAGGATCGATGTAAACTCTGTACTTGCCGTTGAGAACGCCAGCGAAGGTGTTGCCGGTGTCGTCAACATTGAGGTTAGCGTTGAGAGCAGGGGTGTAATCGAGGACACCTGCCATCGTGAGGGCGGAAGCAACGTCTGCGGAGCAGAGGATCATGTTGCCCTTTCCTCTACGAGTTCTCTGGGCGATGCGGTTTGCATCTCTTTCGATCTGGAAGATCAGACCCTTGAACTTCTCAACCGACCAGCGACCGTTGGAGTCAACGTCGAGGTCAAATGCACCTGCGGTAGCGGTGTTAACTTGTGCACCAGACTCAGCAACCTTGTAGATGGTTCTGATGACTTCGCGGTTGATTTCAGCAAGAATCTCAGTGGAGAGAATGTTTGCCAATTCCGCTTCAGCATTCAGACCGTGGATTGCCTTGAGGTCTTGTGCGAGTTCGAGTGAGTACTCAGCTTTCAGTGCTCTGGACTTCGCAGTAACGGTGACCTTCTCGATCGAGAATGCCATTTCGTTGAAGTGGTTGCCAGAACCGTCGCCAAGTGCTTCAGCGTCGTCTGTACGCATACCCTGACCAACAGGATATGTAGTAGCGCCTTGTGAACCTTCAGGGTTCAGTGCTGCAGGGTTGCTTGCGCCTGTGAGTCCAGTACCACCAGTAGTACCGAAACCAACCGAACCGCCAGTGAAACCGTTGGTGAGGTTGCCGCTATCGTTCTGAGATGCGAAGGAAGTATCTGCTTCGTTGAACAGTGCTTCTGCGCCGCTCTGACCAGCGTAGCGGGAGCGCATTGCGAAGATCAGTCCAGTAGGACCGTTCATTGGTTGAACGCCTGCGAGGTCATATGCGACCAGGTTAGGCATTGAGCGTCTGATCAGGGAGATCAGAACAGGGTCGAAACCAGCAACGGTTTGACCGCCACCAGACTGATAGCCAGTTGCGCCAACAGAGTTGGTGGGTGCTGCTTCGGAGAGGAATTCGCTCTCTTCACGAAGTGCTTTTTCTTGGTTCTCCAGGAGAACTGCGGTAACCATTCTACGGTGGGAATCCTTGATAGGATCCATTCCATCATAGTCGAGTAAAGGTGCCCACTTCTCCTGCAGGTACTCTTGATTGTACATCTGCATTTGTTTTTACCTTGTTATAAAAAAGTTAGTTTGACTTATAATATTGAAATCACTTTTTAGAGACTCTTCTCAGAGTATCCATGTAGGATTCCATAAGTGGTGAGACAGAAGTCTGTTCAACCGCTTCTGTTCCTTCAGAGATTGTTTCTGTATGGTCTCTTTGAGTGCTGTGCTCAGGGAAGTAAGAACTTCTCAGAGTTACAAGCTTCTCACGATAGTCTGCTTCACTTTCAAACCCAACATTTTCGGCAAGAGAAGCGAGTTTGTCCTTTTGTGAAAGTGCAAGACCTTCAGTTACTTCTGCGAAAATAACGTCAGAAGAGGACTCGGCTAATCTACGATTAAGAGCAATATTGCGATCATACTGCTCGTTGAGTTTCGTCTCCATATCATCTAGTTTATCTACCATACTCTCGATTACATCATACTTATCTTCAGGGATGGTTACATAATGATCTTCAAAAAGACTCTTCATTCCGGTGAGGAATGATTCGGTCATCTCGGTCTTGAGTCCTTGCTCAACTGCGAGTTGGTTCTCTTGGAGCCACTCATCAGCAACATACTCCAGATAAGAATCGACACGCTCGGTCAATCCTGCTCTGATGGACTCAATTTCTTCTACGAGTGTTTGCTCGTATGACTGGGCGAGTTCTTCTTTGATTTCGCCAAGTTTTGCCTTGATAGCAGATTCGAAGATGGTTTTCGCTTTTTCCTGGAACTCTTCGGAAAGTTCTTCACCCTCTAAGAGAGCGGCAACGTCTTCCTCAACTGAGAATTCAACGGTTTCTTCTTCGGAAACAACTTCCTCTTCGGAAGTCTCTTCTTCAGCGACGACCTCTGTGGTCTCTTCTTCTGCCTCTTCCTCGTTGACAATCTCTTGACCGTCTTCGATTTCGTCAGATACTGCTTCTGCTTTTGCAGCTTTAGCATTGACGACATCTCTGACCTGCTTCAGAGTTGCAGCGGGTTCTTTGAGTTTTGCGCTATCGTCATCGGGACGATAATTATCAGGAGAGGGACCGCCGAGATCTTCAACTGGTATACCAGAAGAAGGCATTGGCTCAGCTTTAGCAGCTCCTTTGGTTACTACGTTTTCCATTTCTTGTAAATTGCTACCAACGGACATTTTTTGATTATTTTGTATTAATCTATATTTATTTATAAATTAAAGATTTGAGAGGAAATCACTCCACAGCTGGAGTTTGTTCTCCTCAAGTGCTTTTTGGTCAACAAGAGTGTTAATTCTCTTCTTGGTTTGAGTAGCGAGTTGCTCGCGAAGGATTCCTCCTTCCCATACCCACTCTCTTCCTTCCATAATTCCGTCAACAAAAGCATCAGGAGCGGAAGGATCAGCGACGATATCAGCAGCAGTTGCTAACTGGAAGTCTTCGCCAACAATCTTACATCCTTCACTAGTGGTTTGAAGTGAACCAACACCACGAGAAGAAACGCCAAGTTTTACACCTTCATCAAGAAGTGAAGATGCAATTTTACCCATAGGGGTGGAAAGGATTTGTGCCTTTCCTCTGAAGTTATTACCTTCTTGAACCAGAGAAGTAATCTTGTGTGAAACTCTATCAAGATTCACAGTAGGACCATCGGGGTGACCAAGTTCACCGAGAGCACGACCCTTGTTGACAAATGCTTCATTGTAACGACCAACTTCTCTTGCGAGAGTTTGAATGGGATACATTCTTCCGTTACGGTTCTTCAGTTCTCCCTGAAGAAATACACCTTCGATGTATAACTTCTTATTGGAACCTTTGCCTTCGGTGATGATTTCTACTTGTGAAATCTCTTCTGTGATAAGTTTCATTTGTTTATGCAGTAAATCCTACTTTTGCTCCTTTCACATCAGTTCCAGAATTTACTGAAACTGTATGAGTTGGTTGTTTTTCTAATAATTCCGTTGTTCCTCTTAAAATGGTAAAAGTTCCAACTGTACTGCCACCTGCAGTTTCTTGAACTGTTACCACATAATCAGTGGAAGTACTGGTGTTTGCCAAACGAACTACAGTCGCTTCACTAAAACTAGATCCAGCGCCAACAGAATTTGGAACATTGATTTGTGTTCCTTTAACGAGAATCCTTCCCATTATTCTTCCTCTTGTGTTTCTTGATCAGGTTCAATCTCAAGTTCTGCACCTTCAATTTCTTCATCGTCAGCAAACATACTTGCTGCTACTTCAGGTCTGCCCATTTCAACTTTTTGACCTGCTTTGGCGAAAAGTTGATTCTTAATAGTATCAGCAATTTCTGATGCTGGTGCATCAGTCGCAATCAAATCGATAATATTTTCCATAAAAAAGGTGTGTTATTATATGTTATATTTATATCTCTGCTTTTTTACTGTCTTTTTCTAGTTGAGGATCAACTGCCATACCTGCTTCTGGATCCATAGGAATATCACCCATTCCCATTACATCAGCACCCATTCCTTCCATTCCATTTCCTTCACCAGGCATTCCTTCTGGTGGCATTTCTCCACCTTCAGGTGGTAATGGTTCTCCAGTGATTGGATCTTGTCCATTTGGATCTGGAATGATACCCTTTTCAATTTCATCATCAATCTGTGAATCAATTTCAAGGATTTCAGAATCACTCTGACGCAACACTCTCTTACGAACGTATTCTGTTGAATAGAACTTGCCAATGTATGGTTCAATCTGTGCAAGAATACCAAGACGATTTTGAGTCATTTCAGACTCTTTGAGTTCTGCAAACTGGTTATCATACAGGAAGTCATACTGAATATGATCCTTCATTGTTTCCCAATCTTCGGGAGTGACAATGTTCTTAAGGATCAGTTGAGTTCTCAACATATCGTTGAACATTTGAGCAAAACGCTTTCTCAAACGACCAACAAACTTGGCAAACTTCAGTTCATCACGCAGGATTTCTGAAGAGCGACCCAGGTTAAATCCACCATCAGCAGCGATTCTGGATTCGGGAACATTCAGTGATCTGTAGAGTTTTTTCTGGAAATACTCAATATCAGAAAGTTCTCCCAGATTTTGACCACCGGGAAGTGTGGTAATCTCAGTACCACGACCACCTTCTCTACGTGGCAACCAGAAGTCCTCCATCATAGACATAAACTTACGGTCATCACGGACTTCGCCAGTGTTTGCATCATATGCAAGTTTATTTCTGTAGCGAGACATAACCTGTTGCAGGTATTGCTCTGCTTTCACTTTAGGAAGATTACCAACGTCAATATAGAAAATACGACGTTCTGGTGCTCTAGACAGTCTGTAGATAACCAGAGAATCCTCAATCATTCTCAATTGATTAAGTGACTTAATTGCTTTGTGAAGATATGAAAGAACTGTTCCTTTATTTCTGTCTACAAGACCAGAACTGCAATATACGATTGAATCTTTTGCAATCTTAATTGAATCAGATTTTTTAGCGCCAGCAGCACTAAACGTACCAGTTGGATAGTTTGGTTTTGGAGTATAAACAAAAAACTCTTCTATCTCTGGTTGAAATACTGAAGTACCATCTGCTCTTTTATTGGGACCAATAACATTTTGACGCAGTGCCTGTCCCCTAGCATCAATCTTCTTTTCTTGACGGACATACTTGATCTTCATTGGATCAATGTATCTCAAATCCTGAATTCCTGCTGTAGGATTTTTTGTATCGATTACCTTCAGATAGTAGACTCTTCCATCTACATACCAGTTTCTAAAAATTTCGTGAGACTTTCTATCAAAGTCTAAAATTTCTTTGAGATATCTAAATTCTTCGCGAACTATCTTTTTTAATTTATCGCTTGCATTAAGATTAGACAGCTCAATCTCTACTGGAGAATCATAGAGATCGCTGACGATTGCTTCGTTTACAACATCTTCGATAGCACTGTCCGCTTCAGGATGGAGTGCCATTTCACGATATCTTTTAATTAAATCGTGTTCGGTTCTATAAACACCTTCGATATCAAGGTAGTGACCATAAAAACCACTGCTAATATAATTGTCAACCCCGTCCTGATTTGTTTCAGGAA